TTTTAACTTGCCATTCGGTCGCAGCCTGACAGTTGGCTGACTTATGGCTTTACCAGCGTGCTATGTTCCCTTGTGGGGTTTTCCCCTCCGGTTAGCGGTTGTTAATGGGCTTTCTAAACACTTACCCAGTCGCTTGCCAAAGCGACATTCGTCAAATTCCCTTTTACGGGCGCACCAGATATTCCTCTCCGCTGACTTCTGTTGCATAAACTGCCGACTGCATACCACCGAGCCCAATCCAGACTTCCTTGTATAATCTGCCCGGATGATTCGCCATATTAATGGAGAGTATCTGCGATTTCTCCTTATCCGTCAGTCCCAGCAGCGATTGTATCTGGTCGAATTTATTCATGTACTTACGTTGGTCCAGTAATATTTTGCAGTCCGAATTGTTGATAATTGTATCTTTCACCACCGGACTGGAAATAATATCGTCCACTTCCTGCGTGACGACAATCGCCTCACCGAAAAACTTACGGACCGTCTTGTACATATACCGTAGATATTCAGCCATATTTGCAGAAGAAAGAGCCTTCCAAGCCTCTTCCACTATAAGCTGTTTTCTTACGCCCTTAAGCCGTCGCATCTTATTGATGAACGCTTCCATGATGATAATCGTCACGACCGGGAACAGCTCCTTGTTATGTAGGCTAAGCACCCAGCGCCTTGTCGCATTTCTGCGGTAGGTTTCCGGGCACTCGCCCCCGAACCGGACTTACACCTCTCAGCGTATCCGGCTCTCCACTAATATTGTCAGTCTTACACTTTGCCTAAATGCCTTAACCTATGACAGCTATGACAGAGAGCAACCGTTTTCCTCCGGCGGGCTATCATGTGCAGTTCCCATTTGTCCTTGCCGGGCAAGTCCTTGAGTTTGCGAACATGGTGCATAACCAGATTGTCCGTCGCCCCGCATACCTCGCACTTTTCGGCTTTCAGCCTGTCTATAAGGCTTGTCGCACCCGTGTCCGGCATGTTGTTCGGTAGCTTGTCGAAGTAGGCATCTTCCAAAGGGTTCTTACGTTTGAACCCATCGCTGTAAAAGCACCTTTCAGCCGTTTTGCCATGTTTTAGTGAGTACCTGACGGTAAACACCCCGTTACGCTTGTACTTTTTGCAAATCTTGACAACCGTGGTACGGTATTTCAGGGCAAAGGTTTTGTACATACTGTATTCCATTATGTACTTGAAAGTGTGCATCTCCGAGCAGTTGTTGGCTATCGAGAAGTAGTTGTAAAATCCCCGTATCTCCGCATTGTAGCGGTTAAGGATTTCGAGGTCGTCGTTATTGATGAACTCCAAACGAGCCTTCGGTTTCCATTGCTCCTTACCGTTGTGGGACTTGAATTGAACCACTCCGAGTTCGAGCAACTTCAGTTTCATGGCCTGTGTGGAGAGTTTCAGATACACCTTTTTGTTAAAGGCTCTCTTTAACCGCCCTCGCTTATCCCTCTTGGTCAGGTTGGACTTACGGACGTATATCTCATATCCGAGGAACATGGCCGATTTCTCCGTGTGTGTAATCAGGGTTTTCTCTTCCGACAGTTCGAGGCCGAGTTTATCAGCGAGGAAAATCTTAATATCCTCTTTGATGCGCTTTGCATCCTCTTTACTGCCGATTACCCCGATCAGGAAGTCGTCGGCGTATCGCACGTATTTGAGCCGTCTATATCCGCAGTCCATTTCATCACTGCAAGGAATAAGTGCCCTTTGCTTGTCGAATGCCTTGATCTGTCGGATGACCTCTTTCCTTTCGGATAGGTCAGTTACAGATTTCAGCTTTTGCACGGCAAGTCGTTTCCCATACTCATACTGTATGCGGTCTTTGTTCGGCCCTCTGAAATCCCCTTTGTCGAAGTTGTGGATGTATTCTTTCACGTACTTGTCTAATTTGTCGAGGTATATATTCGCCAGTAGTGGGCTGACGATACCTCCTTGCGGCGTTCCGCTGTAAGTCTTGTGAAATCTCCATTCTTCAACATATCCGGCGTTCAAAAACTTCCGAATCAGTCGGATAAAGCGGTCGTCCGAGATGCGTTCTTTCAGGATGTCGATTAGAACATCATGCTTGATGTTGTCAAAGAATCCTTTAATGTCGCCCTCGATAAACCAACTCGCACCGTTGAAAGTCTTTTGAATCTGGGCAAGTGCGGTGTGGCAACTTCGTTTGGGTCTGAAACCATGCGAGTTGTGTTCAAAACTTCCCTCGTAAATGGCACTCAGAATCATTCTCGTTACCTCTTGCACCAGCTTGTCATTCATTGCCGGTACGCCAAGCGGTCGCATTTTCCCATTTTTCTTCGGGATATACACCCGCCGTGACGGTTGGGGCTGATAGCTTTCGTCTTTCAACGATGCTATCAGTTTTTCAATGCGGTTTAGGCTCATTCCGTCGATGGTCTGACCATCTGCGCCCGGTGTCATGTTGCCCGGCTTCGCATAAATGCGCTCGTAGGCCACATACCACATTTCCTCATTGAACAGAAGCCGGTAAAGACGCTCGTACTTGTAGTTCGAGTCCTTACTATGCTCTGTCAGACTGTTTAATACTCTTGCGGGACTTCTCATAATGTCTCACACATTTTCCGTTAATTGTATTAATAAATATTAGCTGCCGCCCTTCGCCATGTACGAGGCTTTCCCTCGCTCGGACTACTACGGCGGCTCCGTTGCCGTGCCGGATATTCATAGGTCTGCACCTAATAGCCTTTCGGCGTTCCGGTTTAGGCAATCCCCGTTTGCGTGCATAACAACTGTTAGCGTGATAGATTGTCGGATATGGCTTCCGTCCTTTACCGCTTACTGCGGTTGCGCCATGATACGTTCTTGCTCCCTCTCCTCAAGGACTGGAAAAGGAGTATCATGGTACGGCGAGTTCAGCTATCTTACGCCGCAGGTACAACCTGATACCGCTCGGACTACCATTCAATCAATTCGGACTTTATCCTCATATCTATCGTTTCATCATGCTATTCAGTCGCAGTCTCGATAGCTGACTGACTTATAGCTTTTACCGACATGCTACACTCCCTGTCCGGTTTCCCTTTCAGATAAGTCGGTTGATGATAGGTTTTTCAAAGAACACTTACCTAATCTCTTGCTAAAGAGACGTTTGTTATGCCGCCTTGACGGGCGCACCCTTTCCTGTTTCCATTCCGAATAATCATTTTCATTTAAATAACGAATCAGAGCATCAAGTGCTTTATAATAATCTTCCAAGTGTAATTCATCATCCCTGTCAAGTTGCCATTGCCAAGGTAATTTCTCATTAACACCATCTATTTTGAACTTGCGTCCATCATCTTCATGGCTCAGGTCATTACGTTGATACATTCGTAATGTTGCCATAATTGCAATCGGGTGCTGTATCTTCCGGATCAGTTTTTGGATGTCCTTATCTTCACTATTCTCCGTATAGGCTTTTTCTGCCTTTTTATAGATTTTTTGTCCGATAATGGCAGTGACTTCTTCCGTTACTAACTCTATTTGTGCCGAAACTTTGGAGAAATCATTGTTCTTATAATAATTTCCGGTAAGTTCCCGCAATTCCTCAGTACCTTTGTTTTGTTTATTGAATATCATAATATTATATTTTACGTAAAATTTCATCCGCTTGCATTTTATCAGAAAGGAGCTTCATCATAACTTTGAGCAATAAGGTGTTGTCTGTTTCATCAAAGTTTCCGAACACACCGCTTTCCGCAACAGAGAAAAGCACTCCGTTCATGCCTAAACTTTGTTCTTTAGGTTGTCCGTCATCTTCTTTTTTATTCCGGGAAAAGACAGAAGAAAAACATAACTCATTACCGTCGATAATAAACGTTCCGTTCAACAAATACCAGCAGAAGTAACTAAACCATACATATATTCCCCACATAATCTGAACAGGAATTATTTTTGCCCGGTCAGCATAGAAATTTATCCGTGTTTGCAAAAATTGCTCCCTGTACAGACCATCAAAATCAGATTTGCCTATTTTCATTCCCGGTTTACGATAGAGTATTCCACATAGCGCCTGCAGGAAAAACACATCTTTCGTTTCATTATAGCTATTCATCATTTGCACGGCACTTCTGAATTCTCCAAAAGTAAGATCACTGCCATGACTAAGAGGCCCTTTCAGATATTTCCATTCCGGTAGTAAATTTTTTGTTGTTTCAAAATTCATAGTTATTTCTTTGCCATCTTCTGATTCCTGATACATCCACGTCAATGTGTCGGCCAGATTATCAATGAGCACGAAATAGTCTATGTTATCCTTTTTGTTTATCCCCCGATTGGAAAGAACAAAACGGCACCATTCACATTTCACATCCCGGAGTGTGACATTCTGTTTCATCTGCAATTTGAAATGAAGTTTGAGCAAATACATCCATTCTGTAGGGAACAGTTCTTCCCAACAATCAGGAAAGTCTATTTCTCTTTTTTTTGCCATATTACACCTGGTTAGTTACCCTGTCTTTAGTAGAAACAGAATCTTCTTTATTAATCACCTTGCGATACATACCCAAGAATATGCCCTTCTTTTGAGGAAAGTTGATACGAATAGCATCATTAATTGCTTCTAAAGCGATATCTTCCGGAATCTGAGTGTCGGCACCATAGAATATCTTGAGAGCATAGAGCATTTGGCTTCCGGAATCTCCTTTCCCATCAATAATAATATTGGAAAGTGCAGGGTTCAAACCAAAGCCGGAAGTTGTAGAGCTGTCGGCGATACGGCTGATTTCCGCTTGTGCCGAAATATATTTATCGACATTCATCTCAATTGGCTCAATCTTCCATTCTTGTTTGTTACCTTGCGGATCAATAAAATCCACACAGGTGAAAAATTTACCCGCATTCTTTTTCCCTGCCATGACATCAGCAATGGTTTCTACTACTTTATCACGCAGTTTGTTCATCTCTTTTTCGATTTCACTATCAGTCCAGTCCGGATGAAGCGAATAAACCAATTCCCGCTTTTCTTCCCAATACGCTGCAGGCTCATGTACAATATATGCAGCAGCAATCATATTGTCGTTCAGATATTCGATTATTTCCGGCAGGTTATTAGCATTTCTAAGCCAGGGGATTGATCCTGTAAAACTGGAAATAGAATACAAATTACGTCCAAAACTCCGTATGGAATGGTATTTGATGGCCGTCTCAAATGCAGTCGGACTCCATTTGTCAAAAACCGGATAGAGTTTCAGGTTACGGTTATTCTCAATATCACCCGTTAGTATATGCTTCACATCATCAAGCATCCGGCTACCGTTTTCAGGATATTCCAAAAGGCAATCTTTGCTATGCAGGCACTCAAGCCTTGTGATCCAAGGTTTCCCTATTCGCAAAGACTTTGCACAATAATATTTGGCGAAAACACCTTTCATGTGGGTATATTCTACAAATGCGCTCCGGATATATTGTTTATAATCCCAACTATCCAGCCATTCCTGGATTTCATCGTCTATCAGCCATTCTTGAATTCGCTCGTTATTCACAACATTTATCCGATATAACATAGGACCTTGCCCATACAGCAACCCCGTTTTCCTGTCTAATATACCGGGGCCTAAATTGTTTTTCTCCAGTAAATCACGAATGGCAACAGGCATATTGTTATTTGCTCCCCAAGGCACAACCCTGACGCCACCAACAGTTATCGGATCTCCGTCCCAATTGCCGGAAGTACCATTAAAAAACGTAGTCATATCATCCCTGATACTCATATTTAGCGCATAGGTACCTTGAGCCGTATCCACAAAACTAAATGTTCCTATTTTCTTAACTTTCTCCATTATTTAAACTCATTTTTCGTTCAGCAATAATTCCTTTTAACCTCTCTATTTCTACTTCACTTAATCCATACATTATCCGGGATATGAGTCGATTCAATCCTCCGTACATATTTCTTGCATACCATCGTGTATTCTTTTTTTTGACTCTATTTTCTTTTATTCCCCAAACTGCACGGTTTGTATCGGTTGACCATTGGTTTTTGTTTTTAGCTCTTGCCCCGGCGATTTCAAAGGCACGGCCATAAGTCAGAAAAGAAACTTTTAATCCCGGATCATCACCGGACGTAAATCCGCTATAATTCACGCTGCCCTCCAGATCTCCGGACTCAATCAGTTTTTGTTTCTCAAGTGCTGCTGTAAATTCATCACAAAGCCATTCTCCATGCTGAGATAATTCTTCCTGAATAAATAGTAATTTTAACTCTCTATTTTCCGTATCATCCATCACCCCATTATTTTATGTAGCAAATTTACTTCGTAAATCTCCTTTGAAAAAGGACACAAAAAAGCCCTGACTAGTAAAACCAATCAGGGCAATTATTAATGAGACAAAATGTTGAAATCTCTTTATTTATCAATAATTTTGTTCCTATTGATATAATCCTCAATCCCCATTTCACCCTTTTCAACTTTAAATGAATCTATTTTGTTGTATTTTACTTTTGTGGATTCATCTACTTCAATGAGTTCGGGCGTCATACCGGTAATCGAAACAATTTCTTTAGCGACACAAAGAGCACCTGACATATCCGCATTGATAGAGTATATAAGTTTCATTTCGCGCCTCCTTTCGTAACAATGGTTACATCCTCTTCAGGCAGCATATTATATAAACTACTTTCTATTTCCCTCAGATTAATAATGAAATCAAGAATCATTGCAGGATGTGAATCATCTAAAATATGGCATTCCAATAAGAAATCAATGATATTTTCTATTTGTTCCCTGTAAATTAGTGCACTGCCTTTGGTTTGGAGTTCAATAAGTTCATTAATGACTTTCGGTGTTAGTTTTGCTCCATCAATATTGTGTGTCATAGCCCACCTCCTTTCTGAGTATTGACAATAGATATCTGCAAGTATCCTCCATTGGATAAAATTTTAACCCCGTCCTCACACTTTTGAGCACGTACACGCTTACAATCGGAAAATACCTCCGACAATTCCATTAAATACTTTTGGATTTTTTCTGCAGAAACATACTTTGTTTCCGGCTTTTGATTTCTTTTTTTCATCTTACTGTAACTGTTTAGCATTTAGGCAAATTAAAACGGTTGCCATTTCCCGTGTCGCTAAACAGTTACAGGTTCCGCTCGTAGAGCAAAAGAGTAATGGGAAAGGCAACCGCCTATATCAAAAATTTGGGGGCATAAAAAAAAGCCCACGAGTGTCGTTGAGCATTAACCGCGCTCTGCGATACGGAAATAGTCCGTAACTGTTTAGCACTGCAAATATGAAGATTATATTTGAGAATGCAAAATAAATTCTTAAATATTATCTTTTTATTGCCATACCTGTAACAATAATCTTGCCAACAAGTAGTTTGCTCTTAGAATCAACCTCCTTATAATATGATATTTTCAAATTGATAATGCCATTAGCATTTAGTTCTTTCAATTTAATTGCTAAATTGTCAAAGGCCGTTTGTAATTTCTCAGGATAATATATTTTTTTTGCCATAGAACGAAAGACTGGTGCCAGGTAGTCATCATTATGACTCCCCTTATTATTTCCAATTTTTGGGTTCTTATAGCCCCAACCTCCGGTTTCTTCAACCAAAATGCTTCCTATCGGCTCATAATTAAAGCTAACAGAATTAGATTCAGTAATAAATATACCTTTTTCTGTAAAAGGAGCATAATCTACAAAACCAATATACGATCTTGGAGCTGGCAGGTAAGTAGAACATGAAATTAGAGAAAGTGATAATAAAAGTAAAGCTAAAATCTTTTTCATAAAATAATGTTTTTCGTTGGTTAACGTTTCAAAGGTGAGAATAATCCTTGACATTACCAAATAAAAAAGCCTCCTAAGTGGAAGCTAAAAAAAAGAGGGAGTATCGGTGTCCCTCTCTAGTGTGTTAATGTTCATTTGATGTTTAATATGGTTTCCGATAACTTATTCTTTATATCTCCGAGTGCAAATTTCAAAGTATCTAATTCTTCTTGAGTAAATGCACATGGTTTTCCGTTTACAATATTTCCATTGACCCGTTGAGCCAACCAACTTCTATCTTTATGAAAATACCGTTTTGCTATGTAAGAAAGTGACAAAACTTCGTTTAGATCTCCAATTTGACTACGAACATCAATATCAGTACGTTTCATCTTTTGGCGGGCCTTTGTCATTTCATCACGAAGTATTTGTCCGGCTTCTTTTCGACTCTCTTCCGGAATGGAGGCTTTGACCTCTTTCCATAATATGTCAAACTCCGCACTCCCTTCTTTTGTTCGTAAAAGATGGAATTTACCTACAAGACCTCTGATTTTTTCTTCTATATTTTTATCCATAGCTGCATTGTTAATTAGAAGATGTTGATAAGGTTGATGAAAGGGAACCTCCTAAGAGGCTCCCAAACTTTCATTCTTCTTTGAGATTATCGGCAATCATAATGATTGTATCGAATAACTCATCGTAGAATTCCGATTTAGAATAAAAAATTTCATCATCGAGAATTTCTTCTTCATATCGGATAAGGAACCTCAAGTGATCGAGCATTTCCTCACGGTCATTTAGACCTTCAACCTTATCAAACATCTCTGTGTCATTAACACACTGCAAATATAATAACGTTTTGTTTATTATGCAAATAATTTCGGAGTTTTTTTTCAAATAAATAAAAAAATCCTTTCTACTCTCCGGAACGGTGAGTGTTTTTTCCAATCACTTCCTGAGAATCAGGGGGTGATTCCCTGCGTGAGACGAACGCTACCGCAAAAACAAGGCTCTGCCTTACCGCTTATCCGGAAAATTCAAAAAGGCGAAGTTATTATCTCGTCCGATTCATCGGTTTATAGAGATGATAGCTCGCCTTTTTGAATTTTCCGGCGTTCACAAAAAAGGGCATACCTATCCATTGATAAGTATACCCTACGCTTCATTTGGTTGCATCTATTAGGCTTTTGCGGTGAATGTAACGAATCCTATGCCATTATTATCAAATGCCTCTAAAGGCTTTATTTTCACTTCTTTTTTTTCTTCTCTTTCTTCAATTAAAACAGCAGCAGGTTTAGGAGTAGTTTCCTTTTCTTCTTCCACCTCATAAATAAATGGTAATTTTGAGAATTCATCTATCATAATAAGCCATCTATGCCAAACAGTATTAGAAAGGCTATTCATGTGATATACTTCACCACGCAGGGAGTTAAGACACATATTTATCAGTGTCATTAGGCAACAAGTATAGGAAATATCAGCTCCGACAAAGTAGCGTTCGCGATTTAATTTTGCAGAAGAAAGAAGTAAGCGACCGCTTCCGCATGCCGGGTCGTACACCCTTTTATCTTTTTCATTTCCAGTATCTTTACCTGCTTTGGGCACATTGGCAAGTACCGCCATTAAATCAGAAACATATTGAGGTGTGAAAAACTGCCCATTTTGTGCATTAGATAGATGTTCTCCAAAATAATCCCCGAATGGATCGTTAAATTGATTCCTATCCATTTGATTGATAAGGGAAGCATATGCAGAGCAAAACAAGTCTATTTCTTCCTTTGTATAGGGCTTTATTGTGCTTTTATAAAGTTCCTCTTTTCTTCCGAGCGACAAGGTACAGACGATTATAGTTAAGAAATCATCAAATACCTTGTATCGGTCATGTGAGTGGGAAATTATTTCTAAATAATCTCCGAATGGCTTTAAATCACTCTTCTTTTTCATAGACTTGTAAATTTGAAAACACAAAACAGATAGGGAAGAAATTCAATGAATCATTTTCTTCTGTGCCGTTTTCCGTTGTGTCGTTATGCGTGTTTTCTGAATCTTCCTTTTGTTTCGGTTTACCCCATAGACAAAGAGCGTGTTCCCCTTTTCGGATGCGTTTTCCCTCTTTGTTCCATTGGTTTAAAGTCTTTAGTTCAGAGTGACCCGATTCTTTATAAATCGCTTTTAATCCCTCGTTCACACTGTCTAATGCTTCTGATTTAACGAGTAATTGCAGCGGTTTTGATAAACTCTTTAAAATCTCTCTTTTTTCCTGTATTGTCTTGGCTGAATCAAATAAATTATTCATCTTTGTAACGTATTAAAAAATTAAACTTCGGTTTGATTTTACCCTCGCAGCGGTGCGAACGCTACGGGGGTATTTTGTTTTTTATGCTTCCAACTGTTTACGCATTTCATTCTCGATAACTCCAAGATGCAAAACAAGGTCTGCCATCCAATCAGTTAATAATTTGCCTATGCTTTGAGGATTGCTTGTTTTTATAGAAAGACCGTTTGCATCTATAAGTGTTAACTGTGCGTTGTTGTTATCATGAGAGATAGTAAAACTTTCAAGCTGCTTTATTTTTTCTTTAATAGTTTGGTATTTCTGACGTTGCAGATATAGCCTATCGGCTTTATCGTTAAGTTCTTCCATCGTCAGCCGTTTTGGTTGCTCTTGTGTGGTTTCGTTTTTTACTTGTTCTTGATGCGCCTGTTCTTGTTCCGCATGGGGTTGTTCCTGTGTTATTGCTTCTGTTTTTGGCTGTTCCGTTTCTTTCGGTTCTTCTTTTTTGATATCAGAATGAACAATTAATACCGCAGGCACTAAATCTTTTGTAGCTTCTTTCTTGCCATTACCTAAAACGATTGCTTTCTCTTGCGAATTTTTTACGCTCTTACTTAAATTTTTCATAAAAAATAATGTATTAAAAAATTAAACATAAATTTCGGGGAAGTGTGCGACCTTATCCCCTTTTGATTACATAACAAATATACGACTTTTATTTATAATACACAATACATAAAACATTGACAAACAGAACATTATATACATGTGCGATATTTTTCTTTCTTGGATTGACATTTACCTGCCTTTCAAGCGAATAAGTTTTTTTTATCCGTTTTTAGTTGAAACAGGGTGAGTTTAGCTGAATTTGGGATGATATTTGAGGCAAAAAAGTTGTTTGCAAACTTTAACTATTTGATTTTCAGGTTATAATCCTATTGCGACTTTAAAAAAGCCGCAATAAACACGCAGTTATGCCCGACCCGCGCCGACTTAGGGCTGCAATCGCAAACAATTCATAAAGATGGAAATGTGATAATAATTTACCAAATCCCACCACTACGCATTTTCATCTATGAAAATGTACCTATCTGCCTACCTTCAGGTAGGTGTAAAAAAGAGCCCCGCTATCTTCACAGACCACGAGGCTCACACATTCAAATGAACTGGTTACTATTTGGGATCCATCCCCATTGATAACGAGGACTTACGACCGAGTTCCCACACTCTGATCCATGCCTTACGCATAATAAGATATTTGAGAGCATCCGTCAGGTTGGTGCTTTCTTTCGGCAGGCGGACAGTGGGTAATTTATCTCCGGTCTTTTCTTTTACTATTATCTGGTTGCCATCCCGTGAGGAAGTAGCCATCTTGGTTTTTGTAATCTCCATTTCACTCTTTAGGTTAGGGCAATTATGCCTGTCTATCCGTAAGGAGAATAGAGTACGTTCCAATTCCTCATTAAGCAGGCTCATAAACATACGATATTCAAGGTTACTTGAGATATTTCCTTGTCCTATACTCATTAATTGCACCTGCCATCCTGTACGAGTACCATCATCCCTGTATTCAATGGCTTTCTTTATTTGTGTTGCCATATCTGCAGATACTTTCTTGTAATTGTTCATGGAACGGTCATAATACAGTTTGAGTATTTTTCGACGGTGAGGAGCAAAGTAGGTGAGGAATCCATCTGCAAGCACACGAACACCATTAGGGGGTAAGGTAAACAATTCTTTTAAGATTCTATAAGTATGTCCGCTTTGTTGTCCGAACACCATAGAAAGCATATTTCCTGCATCCATGCCCGCTTCTATCGGTTTATTCAAATCCAAATATCTGAGTGCATCGCACGTTTCGTTCCAACCGATCGGATGTTTGTCAATAACTTCATTGTTGAATCCATCAGCGTAGAAATGGCGAACGGCAAGATTACAATAAAACATCTTTCCGGCTTCCAGTTTAGGTATGATAGAGAGTATATTACATAAAATACCTTCCAGCGCTTCTGAAAATTCGTCACTGAACCAATCCATTCCCAATATATCCACATTGACATAGGAAGAGGATATCCAAAAGAAAGAAGTACGGTTGCGCGTCTTGATCCATCTTTCTTCCCAACGTTTCATGTTACGTCCCGCAAGATCTAATTTCCTTTTCAGTTTTGCCACTTCCGATTCATTCACCTGTCGTTTTCGGAATTTCTCTTTTGTCTCATTGTATTCCTGAAGTAGTGCCACATAAGTTTTCTTAGTGTCGTTATATACGAATCCAGCTTGGAGCATCAGAAGGATTTTTTGCTTGTCATTCAGTTTTGCCAGTTTTAATATCCAATCATATTCTCCTATATGGTTAGGATTCGGCATATCCGTGGTTAAAGTACGGCTACGATACCATACACTATTCCCATATTTAACACGGAATCCCCGAACGGCCTTTAATAAGTTGGTGAACTTCTCTTCCGGGAAATATTTCACTTCATCACCGAATAAACCTACATAAGATCGTCCCGCACCGATTGATGGACGATCCAGTGAGATAAAAGTAAAATTGAATCCGGTATAAAATACCATTGTGTTCTTCCATTCCGTGCAAACATTATACATTCTGCGTTTCCATGCCTCCGGAGGTTCTTTATTAATCACGAAGTGTTTGCCTTCATACCATCCCAACATGGCAAGTCCGTCGATCAGTGAGGGTATTACATTTTTATGCAAATCCGAATATGTATCGGAGCACCAACAAAAAGGTGCACCGGAACAATCCATTACGGCTTCCTGAACACGCTCGGCAAGTACTTGGGTAGTTTTAGCAGAAGCGCGCCCCGCAATCCAATAGAGTGCCCAAGGCATCATTATAGAGAGCAGTTGGGCAGTCCAGTTCTGGTACCGGACTTCCACTTCATCAGATATCCTTAGTTTTTTCTTTCTGGTCATCTAACATTTCTATAAAGTCAACTTCTATAATTTGAGCATCCCGTTTGAGACGAACACGTTCTTTTTCTGCAATATCCGGAATATTATCAATTTGTGCAGCGAGTTGTAATCTGTCTACCGATTGAATTCCCACCATTTTTGAATCAAGCGCATAAATTTTAATCGGTTTATCTTTGGGCTCTTCCAATTTCTCAGTATCCTGTCGATCAAGCTGCTTTATCTTCCAAGCCTTAAATAGTAAATCTCCATATACTTCCATATCCTTAGAACCGAGAGAAGTTGATAAAACCACCTGAGCTGCTTTAGTCAAGTTCTCATAAAGCATATTCCTGTGTGCACGGTTTTCTATAGTGTCATCTGCATAGAAGAGGTTAATAGCTTCGGAATACATTTCACGTGCACGTTGGAATGATAATTCGAAAGGTTTATGCCTGAGAAAAGCGATTGCATTTTCTTTTCCATATTTACGGTTAATACCGATCATGGCGTACAATGCATTATAATAATCCAACTCATCATCTGTGAGTTCTTCCGTACATCCCGATGCCAGGTAATCCTGCAGACGGTCAAAATAAGATGTTTCAAACATTACCCTATGTCTCCGTAAAATATATCATTTACTGCGTTTTGGAATGCAATTTCCCTACGTAATTTATCAAACCGTTGTGCCTGTGTAACATTCTCTCCTGTTTCAGATGCCACACTCATGGAAATTCCCTCCTTTGCCTGTTGAAGCAATTTACCACGATCGTAATGGAATTTAAGAGGAGAACCTATCAAATTAAAATCCCATTGAAATTCATCGAAAGGAATATGATAATACATAGCTATCTGTTTAGGTTGATAGCCAATTGCCGCCAGACGTTCATACTCATCGAAATCAATCCGGGAATACCAGTCTGGTTTATCTTTCCACTTAACTAATTCGTCCGCTACGAAACTCATAAATCTTTTTACTTTTTAAAAATACATACTGTTCTTCCATTGCATTCTCACCATAATTTCCGGAACCTTCCACGACGTAACATCCGGCTGCCGTATCCATGCAAGTTATCTTTTTATGGCTCCAAGCGAAAGATAACTGAATAGTACCATCTCTTTGCAATGCCATCAAACGTTCGAATATTTTCGGCATACGGAATTTGATTGTTTCAGAAATATGCAAATGTATGTTTCCTATCACTCCTTTGTCTTGCCAGCGTAATAATGCATTTATAATGCGTTCATTGGTAGAATATGTCGCTATATACAGGTGCTCAATATAACCGACATGTTTAACCAGGTAAACAATAAAAGTAAAGGCTGTGAAACTTTTCTTTGTTTCAATAAAAAATATTTCATCATCATTCGGTAGCCTTCCACATAGCTCTTTCAGGTTATTCAATTTAAAGGTATAGAGCATTTCAAACCGCCTAGAGAACATTTTGGCATCACGCATTTCTTCTTCCAGCTCATCCAATACGAAATAATTTTTCATTCAAGCAACCTCTTTACCTCTTTCAGTTCTTTTTCATAGCCGGTAAGCCTTTGTTTTCTTTCTGTTTCCAAATGTGGTTTATCACCTTTCTTCAATTCATTTTTCACACGCCAAATGTTTTGTTCGATCTTCTGTTGCCGGAGTACCAATTCTTTTATAGACATGCCAAGCAATTCTTTCCGTCTTTTGAATTCATTAAATATGGGATGTTTGCCAAGCAGTACTCCATGATCTTTATACCAATTTAGTTCCTCCCATATTGCCCGATTCTCTATATAGTTGTCTATAATTTTTTTCGAAATATCGGCAGCTTCCTGTAGATTAGTACAATCCCGTAACTTACGATGATAATCTATATAAGAGTAATAGCTATTGAATTTACGGGAAGTAAGAGCCTCTAACTCAACCGGGCAATTTGCTTCATTAAGGAAAGGAAATTCCTCCCTAAAAGGTATCTTTTTAGGGAGGTTTTTCCTTTTTGTCCTTCATTCCTCTTCAGGATTTTGCCATAACAACATTTCAAGTTCATCCATGAGAAACCGTGAATACCCGCTTTCGGCATTATTGAGGAATTTCTTTTTTGCAAGTAACTCGCGAAATTTCGTCGGATCCGGATTTTCGGTAATAACAGGTAAACACCAGTTATCTATACGCCAATCTAACTGAATGGGAATAGTTGTAGGAAATTGAGAGTTAAAATAAAGAGAAGAAATTAAATAGCCTTTAGTTTCTTTTTCCGGTAAATTATCAAGTATACAAGCTAAACGTTCTTTATTAAATACTACCGGAGTATGCGTAGCAAAATTATTCTTAGGAAGTTTGTAACTATCCAATAATGCCATTGTATTTTGGAGATTTTGCGAATAAATGCCTTTGAACTTATCAGGATTAAGTTCACCGATACACTTGAGAACTTGAATATCTGCTAACATTACCGGAGAAACAAAGTAGATATCATCGTTTGTCCATACAAAATCTCTTGATACCAGTTCCGAAGTAATAGCCAACTCCATTTTCTGACACACATCTATTTGAGGATTCTTACTTGTACGTTCATGAGCAATAAAGATAACTTCTTCACCTTCAAACCAATCTTCAGAATCTCCAATAACTATAATTCTATGGTTATCAAGAAAATTTCTTTGTATGGAGGTTATCGCATGCCTTAACTCTTCCCCTTGCGCCTCATTTTTTACATAAGGAATAACTACCGATAGTACGTGAACTTCTTTTTTTGTTTCTTGAACTACTTCCTGAGTTACTTCTTCAACTTCGGTAACTTCTTCTTTGGCTTTAGCAGCCTTTGTTTCATTTGTTTTCATATTAATTAATTTTAATCAATATCACAAAAGTAGCCCTACATGCCTATTGTTAAAAGGACAAAAGGCCCGATACTCGCGTACCAAGCCTTTCTAAACCTAAACTTAAAACATAACTACATACCTCCGGATGCAGATCCGGTCTTGATGCCAAGAATAGCATTAATTTCAGTGTCATCCGTTTCCGGAACCAACGATTTTGCAATATGTCCGATTGTTCCTCCTCTTAAAGTACTAGCCAAATTAATGGTATTTTTATCACCGTCTTTATTGTCCTGAGAATCAGCCTTTGTCATTTTCAAGGGGGTACATGGAGTTCCGGCTATTTTTGCGTTATCACCGGAACAGCCAAACACTATTGCCCCTAAATTCTCATTGAGGTTATTGTTCACAAATTCATCATGTTCAAGTTCGGTACCGGGATGTTCATAATCCACATGATGGATAAGACCACGTGCATCATCTTCGCCTTCACTTGTATGATAAATATTGATGGTACTGTCTGTTGCATAAACGGCAATAGGTTTCTTGCCCGCAGACATTTCAAATTCTATAACTTTTACTCCTTTTGCGTCTCTGGAATATTTTGCCACATCATCCCAACGGAATAGAATGATATAAGATTTCTTCCCCTTAGGGCGTCCTGCATTTGATTCCTTTTTAGGAACTGATGAGAACTGATATTTAATTTCGTCAGCCATAATAAAATCTCCTTTATTTAATGATTAAAGACCTCCTTGCTCGGATGAAGATGAAGTCGCTTTAGAGCCAGACTCTTCCGGGGGAAGATATGCAAATATTGCTTCGGCAATAGCAAACCCTGTAGCTTCCCACCATTCTCCAAAGACTTTCACATCGTAATTTTCGCCTTGCATCCAAATTTTTTGTGCCGCCAAATTTTTAGAACGCAAATGTTTAAAGTTCTCTTTAGGAGTAATGAAGAATGCTTTCGTTCCAGTCATACCATCCAAAGGAGCAAAAGTTAATTTTGAAAAATCAACTCTCATATTCTCACCATCTTCATTTTTCGTATTTGGATATTTTGCCCGATATGCACGTCCATACATGGTAATTAAATCCGGATCTGCATGGATAGTCAGCTTTTTGCGCTTATACTTCTTGGAGATACTGTCTACAACCGTATCCATCTTTTCAAAAATGTTATCTTGTGTCAAAGTAACTCCATCGAGTAGCCAAGCACCAATTTCAGTGTTATTTTTCTTGAGTTTTTTCAAGATTGTCAAATAACCGTCCATTGATTCCATCGGGTCACTTCCCGCTTCACCATCCGTAGTAACTGTCACTTCTTTAAATTCACCTGATGCCAAGGCGTTTTCGCGATCTTCTTCCAGTACCGGCCTTACTAAAACTTCAATGATATACTTAACAATAGGCATATCTTCCGGTTTTAGACTTTCATCATAAAAATAACCGATGATATCTTCCATAATATCAGACGGCTTGATAGGCACATTGATTTTCAGTTTGAAGTTGGCTATCTTCAAAGGTGTGAATTTTGCCTTTCCACTCGGAGTCCAATAAGGAGTGAATTGTTGCAATACGGATTCGATATGTGCCTGTGAAGCTCTCCATTCTGTTTTGTCGGTAATGACTGTCGTCATGTATTTCGTAGAAGAAACCGGAGCCATCAGGGTATTCAGGATCTCTATCTTTTCAGATGACACATACTTACCAAATTCCTTTTTAAGTTCTTCCGTATTGATTGTTCCATCACCTGTATATTGCATTGTTTGATCGCCATTAAAATAGTTATCCAGAACTTTATTATGCAATAACCCCATATCAGGCTTGAATTTGTTCTTTGTCCCTTGTCTTCCGGAAACATGAATACCGGTATCCGGAATTTCTTGTTTTTCCAACTTTGCTATTGTTGCCTGAAATTCTTTTTTTTCACTCTCAAGGGATACAATTTTCTCCTTTGTCTCTTTCAATTCTTTGGCATACTTTTCTTTTTCTGCCTCCATTTCAGCCAATTTCTCTGCAGTAACGGCGTCTTCTGCAGCATTTCCGTTCTTTTCGTACTCCAAGAGATCATTTTTAAACTCTTCAACAAATTTAGACCCCCACTTATCCGTGAGTCTTTTTTCCTGGTCACTGGTCATTTCAGATTTTCCATCTGCATTTTTTGCAAAAGCAGAAACGCCAATGAATCCCATGACTGCTGCTAATACTTTCTCAAACATCGCATTTAAAATTTAGAATTAATATATTCATTTACAACCGCATCCCTGCGTATCTCGTTAACTCTCTGAATGGCATAATCCATATTTCCCATATTGTCAATCAAGCCATTTTCTTGGGCTGTTTCAGCATAGAACATCCTCCCGGCAAGTATCCCTTCGATCGACTGGTTAAGTTTGTCACCTCGCTGATGTTTAACTGCTTCTTGGAACTTCCTCGCAAGCGGATTGAGTTCCTCTGATCTGATTTTTTCATATTCTCCTTTTCTTGCAAGCTCAAACGGCTCATTTTTATAATTGGATAAATCACTGTAAATCGTATGCTGCTTTACTCCATTGCTCTCATAATACTTCTCATAATCCATAAAACTCATCATAACGCCAATACTGCCAAATTCCGATGAAATATTATTTGAAGCTATTATTTCATTACAGTAACAGGCTACATAGTAAGCAGCGGATGCACATAAATCGGCATAAGCTATCACGCATTTCTGCTTCTTGCGGGCATTTTGAATTGAACAGACTAACGGAGCAATAGCATCAACACTTCCTCCTCCGGAATCGATGTCAAGTATCAAACCGGATATTTTAGGCGATTCGACAGCCATATCAATCATATCTGCAATTTCCGTCGTACCATAAGAACAATAAGTACCATACTTTAGCATGGAACCATGTAAAGGAATAATAGCCGTACTATTGGCCGGAGCTTGTAAATAATCTGTTCCGTAAAATACTTCCGCACCGGAATTCATAAGAAAAGGTATTGGTTCACGTTCTGAAAGTTTCGATTTGTTTTCCATTTCGATGTCACGTTCCAGAAAAGAATGAATCAACATTTGATGTGCATCTACTTCCCGGAAGTCGATGAACCATTTACCACGTGTAATTGCAGAATATAGGATTGAAAAGCTCATAGTAACTTTGTACAATTATTATTGATACAAAATTACCATGAACAGGAAGGTATTAAAAGGACTTGAAATACTTTGCAAATTCAGGGCTTTGCCGTTTGAAACTTAACTTAAAAATTGCTGGAGAACCACTTCTATCTTTTTCCAATAATACAGGGAATTTGTCGGTTCCCGCCACTTTTATGCCACCATTAGTATAATCTATACGTAGAAAACCTAATTCGGATACCACCGCCTGGAGTATTGCTTCATTATCACTATCAGTATTTGTTATGGTTGCTTCAAAGGTTTGTTCTATTAATTCTCCATTTCCGGATTGTTTTTCTTTGAAATCAGCTTTACTAAAATTTATTCTGGTCCAGATTCCACTAATAAAAGTAATATAAGACGAACCGGGATAATCTTCTACTCTTGCTTTTGAAAGTGGCATAAAGTAGATCGCACAAATTTGTGACTTTTTATCAAAAATACTATTCATAACCATTTGTATATTAAGATTTTACTTAAATTACTAATTAAAAAAACAACAAACTACTGTGTTTTACTTAAATAAAACGTAAGCTACTCAAACAGAGATAGTTGAATCTCATTTGCAATCTGTTTGTTTATTTTTTTACGATTCCGATAGTCTATTTTCTTAATTTGATCATAGGAAACCTTGTTTTTCTTGATATTATATGAAGTCAAAAAAGCATTAATAATCCGGTCCTGATTATAGCCTTTTTCATATCCGGCAACAAAATATTCTCTTACACGAATTCTCCACATAGCTTCTAAGAAGTCCTGAATCATTTTTGCTTTCCATTTTACAACATGAATGAAATTATGGTTAATAACATAATGATTCCATTCCTGAATAGGTAAAATTAAGGAAATTGGATTTTCCATTGAAGGAAGTCTTACAGGTAAATCGGAAACGGATATCATTGACTGGATGTATCTACCAATTTCATTAGATGTATTGAGCAAAATCCCTCCATCTTTATCTGCCTCAAAGTCATGATATAAAAAATCATGTAAATGTGGCTCTAGATCTATTATAACGAATGGTTTTTCCATAAAACTACTTTTTTAAAATTAAAATCAAACATGGTTTTATACCTACTATGTTACTACAAGCATGTAACACAATCATTATCAATGCTTTATTTCGTATTTCAAAAGAAAAAGGATAAAAATGTAGTAAGCTGTAGTATCTTGTAGTAGGTATATTAAAAACGCATAAGTTACTACGCCTAACCACCTTATATACAGTAACTTTTAAACTTTGTAGTAAGTAGTACCCCAACTCTTTCATAATTTTTTCTTTATAGGTATAATTTATTATTTTCTTCTCTTCTTTATTTGAATAAAAACATAAAAGAATTATGATATTATATATTAAGTATTACGTGATAGCGATAGCGAGGAGTGGAACCTGATCGATCGGATTTTTGTATATATCCTAATGAAGTAAGAGCTGCTCCGACTTTTTGTGGATTGACAGCTAACAAGTCCTCTCTATTAATTTTGTTTGCTTTCCGTAGTGCCTTACAAATTTCGGTGGGGTTGAGCATCTGACCTTCATCCGGACCATCGGGACGGGCCAAATATAAACGCACGTATTTAAGAGCCGGATATTCCACTACATATCTTTGATTATAGGCTTTGAATTCATCAAAATCCTCCTGATTGAATATGTAATCAAAAGCAGAATTCTCATATAACATCAATGCTTCCGCCCATAATAGATCCTTATCACAGAGTTTGGAGTATTCCCGGTTGATGTCGGCCAATTCAATACAGGCAAACCGACGATATCCAAAGCATTCCTGCAGGAATCCGTTTAGTTCCTGATTTCGGTTGGTCGTGCCGATGGCGCATGCTAATCGGGGCCGGGCGATCGGATATTCGTCATTTCTTCTTTTCACCCATATATTTTTAGTTGCGATGGTGGCCTTAAAGATATCTGCTGTTCCTTTTGTTAAACCTACTAACTCGTCAAAGCAGACAATCATATTCCTGGTAAAAGCATCTTCCATGTCAAACCGATCTTCCCTTTTACTTTTCACATAATATTCTTTCAGGCAATCCGGAACAATCCATTCTGAAAAATAAGTTTTGCCCACTCCTTCTTTCATTTGAATAAGGGTGAGCATTACTTCGTTCTGATGACCTCCAAGCCAACAAGCGACACAGGCCACAAGCCATTTTTTCAGTAACTTTCCCGCTCGTTCCTGGTAATATCCCTCCGGCTTATCATCCCATGAACGAGCAATCAAATGTTTTGATAGAAGTTCAATCTGGGATGGATCTTTAAATGAACCACGTATCTTATCAAAATATTCTTTTATTGGATTATAAGCCTTGATATATTTGTCAGAACGGAGAATCTTTTTGAGTATGGTATCACTGATGCTTATACCATACTCCTGAAGGTCTAATGAGATCCTGTCAAAATCCAAAATTCCCTCGTCCAGTTCCTTATCCTTATAACGGACATATATTTTGGCTGGATCATACATTGCTTTTCTAATATCATAGGTGTCTAAGATGAAATCTACAGCTTTTTGTAGTTTATCACCGTCATTAAAACCTATACTATTTTGAGCAATACCTAACTGTTTTACTTGTTTAGCCATTTTTATTTAAATCTTTCTTTAGCTTCCAAGGCAATTCTCTGTACAACCACCTGATTCATATGCTCGTATATTTGTCCGGTTAACCAATCAGGATGTTTGCTCGATAACTCATTATATACCTCTGTCCTCAATTGCTCGGAACGTACTTTGCGCCACGATTCGTATTCTATGGCTTTGCGTTCTTTTTCTTTATGCAGTAAACGCTCTCTTTCTTCGTTATATTGAAGAAAAGCGGACATAATAAGTACAGTATCGACGCTCCCGAAAAACTTGCCATATTTCGCTTCTAAAATTTTCTCGAAAATTACTTTCAAATCCGCGAAATAAAAATGACAGTAACGGAGATATAGTTGGATGGCAGCCCAGTTAACTATGTCCATTGGCATTGCTTTATTGATATTACTGAATTTATTAAAGAAATTGAGCCATTTGACATAGTAATCTATTCCCGGATTGAAATCGTTTCGTAAATATATCTCATTCATTTCTGCGATGGAAAGCCTCGGTACGGAAATAGATTCTTCAATCTCATGGATATTGCTGAAATTGATCAGAATTTGATTAGGTCCTTGTGCCGCTAAAAAATTTTCGTAAGTCGGATATTGTTGATAAACGTTTTCTTGCCTTTCATTCATAGGTATTAAATTTGAGAATGTTTGTTGATGTTCATACTAAATTGTTGTTGTTCCTCTGTTGCTGTTGCCGGCTCGTCTCCTGATAATTGCCTGTCAGTAGGCTTGAAGAAAGAACGGTACCCGCTGCGGATAAGGAAAGAAAGTATGGAAATAGCTTTTTTATCTGATTCACCTCCCCATACTTTCAAAACTTTGAGTAATTCGTTTTCCCTCCGGGATTGCATAAAAATATGATGTTCTTCCTGTAGGTATTCTTTGTACCTTTTCCAATATTCAGCAAATTGCGGATTTTCATATGGTAATATAATATCTTCCGGATCGATCGGAACAATTAATTCACCAATGGCATCAGTCAATTTACGGAGTTTTTCCCATCTGAGATTGACTTGTTTCTTTATCTTGTCAGTCTTTGGACCTGGTTTTAAAGCTATCAGTAACTCTGTTATATCTTCACCAAATGCGCTAAGTGAGTCAATATAATTATCCCATTTATCTTTCATTTTTATATTGGTTAGGAGTTAACTTTGATCCCTTGTTTTATTCTCGCTTCCTCTATTTGAAGATTGAATAACTCTTTGTCTTTAGCCAGAACCTTGTCCATTAATTCATTGAGATTCTCTGCATATACAATAAAACTCATAAAGCTGCAAGTATTACCACACGACCGGAAAGAACCGTTTTCGTGGAAGTCGAAATCATCCATTACATTATAGTGGCACTCAGCCAGTAACCCATGTATGCCTTTATCATATAGTAACTCTGCCTTGTTATCATCGTATCTATCCAAAGTAGTTTCACTTATAGACGGAAGAATACTTCGCCAACTCTCTATCTCTAAATCGTCAAGAAACTCCTTTAATTCGTCCGATTCAGACATAGCGCAAACTAAAAACAAGCGATTAATAATACTGCATCCCTCGTTGATAAGTACACTTGATTTTTTTATAATTTCTTTATCCATGATAATATTCTTAGGTTTTTACTCAAATTCTAACTCTGATACATTAATATCCGTGATATTCCCTTCTGATAAATCAAATTCGATAAGGGAACTATTCTCTTCTAAAGATTTACAAACATCCTCTACAGTGGTACAGTCGGACGCTTCAATCGTTAATGTTACTTCAAATGTTTTCATTTTGATTCCTTTCTATTCAAAATTTTACTCCAAATTTTGTTATTTATGAATTAAACCCTTGGATTAGTTCAGTC